GACGACGAAGCAGCAGAAATGGACCCAAAATCCTGAGCGCAGAACTTCGCAAGGACAACTGGCTCATGCTGCAGTTCGGCGTTGCCAAAGAACTAGGCATGAGTCTGTCCGAAGTTCGCGCCACCATGACCCCCGAGGAGTTGATCGGCTGGAGCGCCTACTTCAAGGTGATCAACGACGAGCAGCAAAAGGAAATGGATAAAGCACGCCGCCGCCGCTAAAGTAAGAAAACAGGTACGTCGGTCTAGCTGTGGCTTACAGAGCTGAAATAGAGATCGGCGTAAAGGGCGCAAAAAAACTTGAGCAGTTTAAGCAATCGATCGAAACTCTAAGCAATAGAGTAGACGACCTAAACAAAAAAAGCATTTCAATACAGCGTATAAAAGATTATGTTAATAATTTAAATCTGGCTGCCGATACTTTGAAAGAAGTCGCAGCGGGTACTAAAGAAGAGACAGCTGCTGTTAGAAACTACGCAAGAGCTTTAACTGAAAACAACGCAATCCAACAGAGGCAAAACCGTCTACTTGAGGAGCAGATTCAGAAATTTGAAGAATTGCAGCGCGTACAACGTCAAGCCACTGGTTTCAGCGCTGCCAAGTATGGACCTCAAGTCCCTGAGGGTTTTGATGCAGTAAAAAAGGCTGCTGAAACTCGAACAAAGATTGCTGAGGACGCGTCCATTAAAGAAATTAACAAACGTCGAGTCGAAGAAAGGCGTCTACTATCAGATCTTATAGACGGTGATCTAAAAAGAATTAAGGCTAACGGACAGGCTAATGAAAAAGCATTTGATGAGTTTATAAACGAAAATAAAAAAGCGCTAGCTGACTTCGACAAAAGACTAGACAGAAGTATAAGAACAAGATCGCAACAGCTAAAGAAAAGCTTTAAAGACGCAGCGGGTAGTGCGATTATTGGTGGTGCATTTCCTCTACTGTTTGGCCAGGGCGCTGGAGCGGCTTTTGGTGGTGCTGCTGGTGGTGCTGCTGGTGGTCTTATTGGCGGCCAGTTTGGTTTCGGCTTAAGCCTTGTCGGCACCCAACTTGGTGTGCTGGTTGACCAATTAATCGGAAAAGCTGCAAATCTTGGCCAAGCTTTAAACACGCTTACAGCCGATATTGATGCTGTTATCGCAGCATCCGGCAAATCAAACACTAAATTTGCTGAAAGCATAAAAGCCCTTGAAGACGCAGGATTAAAAAATACGGCTCTTGAATTGGCGACTCGCCAACTAGCTTTAACCGTTGGATCTGACGGTGTCGAAGCTCTCAAAACTTTTGGAACAGATACAGAGCGGTTAAGCAATGCGTTTAGCCGAGCTATGTCTCAAATGGCAGCGTCGGTTGCCGCGTTTATTAACAGTGTTGGAGCTGTAAAAGGAATTTTAGAAGGCGTAGAACGCGCAGTACTTATAGGAGCAGCTGGAGATCTAGCGAAAAGCGACCCTAAAGTAGCAGAAGCTTTAAAGGAGCTGGAAAAAGAACGCAGCACACCGGCTTTTGGGTTAAAAACTATGGGCATAGGCGGTTTGGTGCCTGCACCGGCTACTGCCGCAGAAGCAAAAGTTGTAAAAGCGGTCAAAGAAAATTTAACAAAACAAGCTCAAAACATAGAGGGTCTAACCAAACAAGCTTTAATAGAAAAGAAAAACCTAGACACAGCAAAGCAAAACCTACAAAACGCAAAACGCTCTTTCAGCGTAAGCGGCACTGCAAACAAACTTGTAGAGCAACAGAGGAAGCGACAACAAGAACAACTTGATTTCGAATCAAAGAGAAACGAAATTGTAACAAACTACGAAAAGAGCATTGCCGCTCTTAGGAGAACTGTAGAAGACCAGATCAGCAATCTAAGGCTTCAAAACCTTAAAAAAGCAAATGAATTAGAGGACCAAAGAGCTGCGAACGCTTTGGCAACATTACGCAATCAACAAGCCGCTGCACGCTTGTTTACCGTTGGATCGTCTCCTCAAGACCCTGCTTTGAGGGCAACGGCAGAAAGCCTCCGAGATGCTGCCGATGCGTACAACCTCAAGATCCTTGAAACAGAGCAAAAACGAGCCAAGCTTGAGCGGGATTCAGCGCTTTCAGTACAAGAAATCCAATTTAGAGCGGACAGGTTTAAACTCAACGTGGCACGTCAAGCAGCAGAACTTGGCCTCAATGCACAAAAACAAATAGACAAAATAAACAAAACTATTGTTGAACGTAATTCTAAATTTCAGCTTGAAAAATTCCGCAATGAAGTCAAACTTGCAGATTTGCAGCTTAACGTTTTAAAAGCTGAAGTACTGTTCGAAGCTCAAAAACTCGTGGACCAACGAAAAACAGCTGTTGGCCAAGAAGCCAGCGCACTCGACACACAAATACAGTTTTTAACGCAACTAAATACTGCCATTGACGACAACATCAACACACTTAAAAACGTTGAACCGCCAAAAGCCTTTACTGAAGTATTAGGTGTCGCAACCGCTGGCGTAGATCTTACTGATTACAACGACTTGGTAAGAAAGTCAATTAACCTACAAAGCGAACTCAAAAAAGCTCGCCAAGATGCTCTAAGTACTGATTTAGAGGCAGCAAGTTTAGCCTTCCTAACGGCTTCTTCAAACATCCTCAAACAAGTCGGAAATGAAGTGAGCGCTTCTTTAAATGCAAGAAATCTTGAACTTGAAAAGTCAGCTCGTTTGTCTGAGCTGACTAGAGAACTAGGTAGCCAAGCTCTTGCTCAAGAAATAACAAACATAGAATTTGCAACACGCGCACAACAAGCAAAAATTGACTTGGTTGAAACAGAGCTGTTAGCTCAACAGCAGCTTTTAGAAATCAAAGTAGCCGAAGGTACAGCAAATGAAACAGAAATTCAACAACTGGAACGCATTAAGCAACTACTTATAGAAACCAACAAGCTGAAAGGCGTCGTAAACACTGCGTCCGAGTCACTTAAAACAGGCGCAAAAGGAGAGATCCAACAGTTTGTAGAGCAAGCAACTAACGAACTAAACAACCTTGAGGCAGTTGCGGTGCGTGTCTCCCAAGGCATTGGAAACGCAATCGGAAGCTCGCTTGCCAACGGCATTTCAAGCCTTATTGAAGGAAGCGCCACCGTCAAAGAAGTATTCGCCGACATGCTGAAGAGCATCGGTCAAGTCCTGGTCCAAGAAGGCACCAAGATGATCGCCACCTACATCGCCATCGGCATCGCCAGGGCGTTTGCTGGGATGGGTACTAGCGGAGGTGATCCTAATTCAGCAGCGGTTGGAGAAGTTTTGCAGAGTGGAGGTTTTACAACAAGCAACATGGCGGATCAAGCGATTGCAGGAACATTTAGTTTTGCAAGCGGTGGTTATGTATCTGGTCCTACTCGCGCACTGGTTGGCGAAGGTGGTGAACCTGAATACATCATCCCAGAAAGCAAGATGCGTGAAAGCATGTCGCGTTACTCACGCGGCGCAAGAGGCGGATCAGTTATTCCAGAATCGGGGGGCTCTGGAACTTTACGCGAAGGCGGCGGAACAGCAGTTGCCGCACCGATTGATGTTCGCTATACAGTGGAACGTATCAATAGCGTTGATTATGTGACTGCTGATCAGTTCCAGCGTGGAATGCAACAGGCAGCATCACAAGGTGCTAAACAAGGTGAGCAACAAACGCTGAAACGTCTGCAAATGAGCGGCAGCACTCGTAAGAGGTTGGGAATGTGACCCAGTACGCTTTTGGCCACGCTTTAAGGATTAAAGCTTTTAATCTTAACTCTGGACAGCTTGAGTCTTTTCAAAGGTTCCAGAATTTTTTTATCGGCAAACAAATTGCACACAGAAACCTTGACTATACTTTTGTTCCGTTTGGCTTTTCTGGCGTTACTGTCAACCGCACTGGTGATGGGCTTGAAGCCACGATTGTATTTCCAAACAATGAGCTAAGCAGGAGTTGGGCTGTCGAAGCAGTTAATGAACACTATGTGATGGAAGTCGATGTTTTGATCATTGAGGACCCTGATCCAGTAACTGGTCCATCTGCTACTCATACAATCGTTCACACCTTTACGGGTCATGTGACAGGAGGTCAATGGGACAACGTATCGTTGAACATTGCGCTCAGTTCTGTTTTGGATGCTGTTGGAACGGATGTTCCAAGGCGATCATTGACACGTGCCATTGCAGGCAACCTGCCAATTTCCAACAATGTCAGACTGCAGTGATCTGATCGGGATGCCGTATCGGCTTGGCGCTGACGGTAGTGATGGCTATATCGACTGCATCCACTTGTGTTACAAGGCATTGGAGCGGATGGGAATTAAAGCGCCACCGTTCAAGCAGTCGTGGTATGAGGCAAGCAAATGGGAAGTGTGCCGTGACCTAATGCATTGGGGTGTTCG